GAATTTCAAGCAAGTCTTTATTTAGGTCAGCAAGATTTTTTATGAGTCCTGCGGCAACTTCGTATGCTCTTGGATGTTCAGATGCTTTTGCAACATTCAACAAATCATCCATTGCTTGATTGCCTTTTTCAATAAGATTTCGAATATTGCATCTTGCAAAAGAAGCATCGTCATCTACGACAGTTGCAGGCAAAGTTTCTACTGGTGTTGGTTCTTTAGATTCAACAACTTCAAATTGAATGGGTTCTACATCTAAAACTTCAGACAATTTTTCATTTAACTTCTTCATGTTATATTAGGCCATTCAGTTATAGTTTCAGAGAATCCAAATTCGTCATCCGGGTCAGTATCTTGTGGAACTGCTGTTGTAACAATCTGAACAAGGTTAATTGGCGTTTTTTGAGTTGAGGTAATTGTATATTTTGCTCGACTATAATCTCCACGAATAACATTATTCGATTCAAGCAACCTTGTTAAATCTCCAACAATTAGTGTACCTGTATTACTATTACTAAAATAAACTACTTTACCTGTAATTTCTCCACGATTTTGGACTCTGATTGTTTCGCCTGTCGTAAAATAGTTATTACCATTAGCATAATCTACTGTAACTTGTTGAGTTACTCTGTCATTAGGTTCATTGTAAATATTTGTAAATGCACGACCATATGATATGCCGCCATTTGCAGAATTATTTGCATAAGCGTCACCAATAAGTCCAATGTCGCCTTTGACAGGTGGCCATAAAAATGATTTTACTGTGAACTCTAAATCCCAAAGAATTAATCTTGTTGTAGAAAAATCACCTTCATAATCTGTGGTTGTATTAACAGAATTTAATATAACAGGCATGTCATATTTTTTGCCCATCTCATTAATAAAATTAACCGAAACAGTAAAATCTGGTGAGAAAAAAGGAAGAATCTGTTCTACGATTTGTGTACCATCTTCTGTGTTTCTTACATAGATTGACATTGAAAAATTAAAATCATAAGGAACAGGAACATATTGTGATTTGACACCTGTTGTAGTCTGATTAAAATTTTGTAGTGTTGATATTTGTTTTCTTCCAGAATCGTAAGAAATGCCTGTCATTTCAAAAGAAATTCTAGGAACAACAGTATTGATAGACCTTGTAAATGTAGGGTCTTGTGTAATTTTTGTTATGTATTTTTCTTTTGAACCATAAGATAGTGGCACTTTAAATTTTTCATATGAAGTTGCACCTGACTTATTGTACCTTTGTAGGTAAATATCATTGAAAAGTGTACCAAACGCAACAACAACTTTGCGTATAGTTCGATTATAAAAATGTGCATTACCTAGCATTATGCTTCACCAAATGGGTTAACTTCTGTAAAGTCGATGATTGAATCGGATTCAGATTCAATTCGTGTATTGTCGATAATATTTTCAAATGCATTATTATCAAATGCATTGTCATTAATTGTTCCTGATGTTGTATAGTAGGCACCAGATGTTGCACCAATTGTATTTGATGCATTAGCAAAAGTTCCCATTACACGATAAACATCCAATGTTCTTGCAGATGCAGCCTTTGTCCAAGTATGAACGGTAGCTTGTGCGGTTGCATTTGCAAGAGTTCTGTCTGGTGATTGAAACACAATTTCATCAGGTTCATATGTTCCCAAACCAGTAGAAAGAGACATAGTTAATTGGCTTCTTGTATAGTAATCACGGATGTTGTCATCAATTTCGGCAGTACCTGTATAAATTCTCTCATTTGAAAAAACAAGTTCTTTCATCTTTAATGCATAAACATAAACATTGCCGCCTCGACCACGACCTAATGTGTAAAACATTGCTTGGTCATTTTCATGTTCAACAAACATAATTTCCATGAAACTACGAGTGAGTGGAATAAAAACTAAATCACCTTCTCTAGGTCTTGGTAAATTAGATGAACCGGTTGAGTATTTAAATCTACGGCGAGAAACTAACATAGTAATTTCATCTCGCACTTCAAGTCCAAATTTAGATGCAAAGTCTCCGTCACCATCAAAACCTGATACATTCTCCATATACATTTCAATTGGATATGCAGTTAGGTATTCTTTAACAGTATCTTCACCATACAAATAATCAATTTCATTTCCACTTTTTAATGTTCTTGGTAGATAATAAACATCCATGCCATGAATTTGCATTGCTTCAATAACCAAATCCTCAACGAGCAATTGCTCTGAGGTAATTTGTTCAGCAGGAAAATTATTGAAGTAAAAGTTGGTAGACATTCATCATTATCCAGTAAAGATTTCGCTTGGCAGACTGTTGAAATTAAACATATCTTCTTCAATCTCTTTTATTTCCGCTTCTGCTTCATCATAGATTTCTTTACCATTTAATGTAACGCCACCAGGCATTGCAATGCCACTAAACTTTTTAAGGTTATTACCCCATTGTCTCTTAATTAAAGCAGTTGCATACTTCTTTAAGAAACGGTCATTCCAAACATCTGAAATTCCAGACAAAGTTGCAGTTACATTATTCACATTCGCACTCATTGGTCCAACTAATGTAATTTGGGATGGTGAATTAATGTTGCGAATTTGTTTTGATTCAGTACCAATTGTAATGAAATCATTTTCTAAAACTTCTTGGTCAAAAATTGTACCATAACCAGTAAGTGTATTTGAAGATATGTTAGCCGTTACTGTTCCTGTTAAAGTAATTGTGTCTGGAACAAGTTTGCGGTAACATTCAATAATAACATATTCACCATCTTGTAAATCTCTGTCCCAATCAATATCAAGGAATAATTTATTCAGGTGACGATTAAATCTAAACTGTGGTGTTCCCGAAAATAATAATTGTAAAGAACGAATATGTTGCATTGTAATTTCATATGAAACATAAGATACCGATGTGAAATCATAAAGGTCGTGTAACCTTAATTGATATCTTAGGTCAAACATGTTGATTGATGAATTGGAATCATCAAATGGCAAAACACCAGTTACAAATGTAATGGCATCAGGTGCATAAATCCAACGGCGAGAAATATCTTCTGCCGTAATTTTATGTTTCATATAAATCTTTTCGGTGCCATCATAATGATAGTCTGCCCAAAATGCCAATGCTTCATCGATTCTGTCCTCAACTTGGTCGTCATCCACATTAATTTGAATAACTGGAAAACCTAGTTTTCTTAGACAGTAATCTTTAAATTTTGCTCTGGTTGTAATTGTTGGCATTTTTTATCCTAGTGCTATTGAGAGTGCCAACACATCAGCAATTGTGGCGCCACCTGCAGAAGCAGCAGTTGTTTGTCTTGTACCATCATCAAAAATAATACCATTAGCAGAAACATTACCTTTAACACCAATGCCACCAGCAACAGTTATTGCACCAGTTGTATTAGAGGTTGATACAGTTGTGTTTGTAACATTAATAGAAGTTAATGTTGGTGCGGTGTTAAGAACAACTGCACCAGTACCAGTAGAAGTAGTTACACCAGTACCGCCTTGTGCAACCGCTAATGTACCAGAAGTAATTGCAGCTGCAGAAATTGCAATTGCGGTGTTGGTTATAGAACTAACTCTACCATAAGCATCGGTAGTAATTATCGGAACATGAGAAGCATTGGCATAAGTCGCCGCTGTTCCAGTATTTGCTAAAGAAACAATTGCGGTACCATTTGATACAAGTAAGGTGCCTGTGTTATAAGAAGTTGCATTGGTACCACCAGAAGCAAATCCAAATGTTCCTGAAACTGCGGATGAAGTAATTGCAATTGTAGTATTTGTTACAGAAGATAAACGACCTTGTGCATCAACAACAAATACGGGAACTATTGATGCAGAACCGTATGTTCCTGACGATACTCCTGTTGGATTTAAATTGATTGTAATTGTATCGGTTGTTGCATTAGCAAAAATACCAATACCATTTGCAGGTGTAAGAGTTAGAGTATCATTGTTCGCATCGGCAACGGCAGAAACACCATTTGCGGAAACTGTTGTAAATGCTAATTGTGCGGTTTGATTTGCTTTATCGAAAGCGGCTTGTGCAAGAACATTAGCTGCGTTTGCTCGAACAAATGCGGCATCTGTTTTAATATTTACGGTGTTACTAAATGCAAAAGAGGCATCAACTTTAATGTTTACACTATTAGCAAAGGCATATGCGGAATCTGCAATGATATTTGCAGAATTAGATTTATTAAAAGCCGCTTCAGCAGTAATATTTGCAGTATTGGCTTTATCAAAAGCGGCTTGTGCCAAAACATTTGCTGAATTAGATTTTGCAAATGCAGCTTCAGCAGTAATGTTAGTGGTGTTTGCAAACGCAAAAGCACCATCTGTTTTGATATTAACTGTATTGGCAAAAGCAAAAGCCGCATCTGTTTTGATATTTACAGTATTACTAAATGCATATGCAGAATCAACTTTAATATTGGCGGTATTAGCCTGATTGAAAGCATCTTGTGCTAAGACATTGGCAGCATTTGCTTTTGCAAATGCAGCTTCAGCAG